GGGTGTCACTACGGGTGGGTTAATTTGGTTCTGGATTTGAGCTTCTACAGCGGCTTCTGTGGCTGTCTTGTCCACACCGTTAGCCCAGACCCAACCCAGTACTTGATCTTGAGTCAGTTGAGCGTAGGGTGTAAATGCGCCAGAAGGTGCGGGCACAGAGCAGGTTGAGTAGATAGAGGCGTTATAGGTTCCATCCACACCAGCGCATGTCCAGTGCACTGTAAAAACAACGTCAGTGTTGCCACCCTCTTGTGGGTAGCAGTCCATCGCTGTAACTGTCCAAGTAATAGTAGTCATGTTAGTCCTTTAAGGTTGTGTGGGCCAAGTGATTGTCCAAGGGAAACCATCTTGAGAGGGTATATCACGCAGTGCTTGGCGGTATGTAGCCCATACAGCTTTATCCGCAGTGCTGTCGGCAATCTGTGTCCAATCGCAGTCTCTGAGCAGTTGGGTACGTTGTCTGCGTATACTTGCGGCTTGCTCTGCGTCTTTCATTGCTTTGTACTCAGCCTCGTACTCAGCCGCTGTTTTGGCGGGTTGATCTCCTATTGCTGGCGTATCCGTAAAGATTGGGCCAAGGATGTACTTGGTGTACCACTTGCCGTCTAACTGCTCTACGCCTTGACGTTGGCTGTACTGATATACCGTACCGCCTGTAGCTTGTGGGCCTTCAAACACAATATCTGCGCCATGAGCGTTGAGCCACTCCTCGGTTTGAGGTGCAACAGTGATTAACTCTGAAGGGTTTTGGGCAAGCAGTAAGTCACGGAACTCATTCCAAAACATGACTGCGCCTGATTCACGAATACGAATTTGCATGATTTTTCCTTATGCGATTGCCAAGAAGATGTATGTTCCGCCGTTGGCGTTTAGTTCCGCTGGTGCGGCGGCTGTGACTTGAAAGCCCACGCTTGTTGTGTCTACGTAGTTAGTGTTTGCAACTTCATTAGCGGTACTGTTTAATGCTAAATATGGGTCATCGCTTGATGTGATACCACGGGCGGAATCGTATACAAACCAATTACCTGTACTATCTGAACGCTTAATTAAGACAAACCTTGCGCCTGTTGTAAAACCGCAGTTAACAGTTTGAAGTGCGCTTGTACCTGTGTATGAGCCTACTTTGGAAACACCAGCACAAGTAGCAAATAGGTAGGCGACATATGTGTATGACGAGCTATTTACATCTGCATCGGAGTTCAAGGAAAAAACAGAACTTGTAGGAGTGGTGTTATTCCAATATCCAAACGTAAAAGCTGCATCAGTAAGCTGCAACGTTAGAACTTGTGTATTCCCTAATGGAGCAGCATAAACAACCCAACCCTGTCCACCACCTAATGACCTGCGCTTCACAATTAATAACTCAGGCGCAACCCCAAGATTGTGATTAACTGTTCTTCCCGCTGTTGAATTTCCTGTATAGCAAACTACATCAAGTACAGATGGCGCACGTTTAAAGTTCCACATAATAAATGGACTGTATCCCGGCGATGATGGGTTATTCCAATCACCTTGAACCCCGATACCAATATTGGAAGCAAAACCAACATCATTGTTAACGCCGTTACCGCCGCCAATTCCTGATTGAGCGCCAGTAGAATTTGTTACTAAATAATTGGTTTTCCCCGTCAACCTATTACCAGCATATTTAGATGTAAAACCAGATTGTCTTGAACATGTAATGTACAAATCTACAGGGAAGTTAGTCGTTAGTGTTTGAATTGAGCCTGTTCCAGTTCCGTTGTACGCATTAGGATTAAACACAGTTGTACCAACTGTGGGCACTTTCATTGGGCCTCTACGAATTGCTACGTAAACATAGGTTGCATTAGAATTAAATCCGCCATTGATAGCTGTAAAACCTGTTTGATTTGGTGTGCAATACAAAGGAGAATTCTCTGCGCCTGTTGTGTTTGGTTTTAATTGGGATGATTCGTCATAAGTCCAATTCCTCATAGTGTCTAGTATGACCCAATCGTCCGCTACATTGGGTTTTTTAAACATTAACCATTGTGGCTCATACCCAAGATTTACCGTAACATTACCACTTGCGTCAGCAGTAAACGTACCGCACGAAACCACATTGTCTGTACCTGCCGCGCCAAAGCCTCCTGCGTCATGGGCCCATAGATAAGCTACATAGGTTTGACCTGAATCATTTACAGCACCTGCGGCCCCGACAGTAAATACACTTGAAGTTGGGGCAGTATCGTTCCAATATGCAGACGATGTTGAAAAAACATTGTCACCGTTAAGAATACCAACTTTTGTTGCGCCTTGAGATCTGTGATACACGCTCCAAATAGATGATGCAGTTGTGTTTTTAACAATAATACACCCGGGTGTACTTCCAAGATTGTGAGCAATAGTTCTACCAGCAGTTGAATTACCCGTGTAAGTTACAATATCAAAGAACTTTGGTTGCTCTCGGAATGTCCATGAACAGTAGGTAAAGGGAGAGTTGTTTGCATAGCTTGTTGAATTGTAAACAGTAAACCCGTTGTTATTAAATGTAGTTAAATCACCAGCAGTATCAGCGTTAGTTGATGCGCTGTTTAACATGGGGTAATATTGTCCGATTTTTGCTCGGCTTGTATCTACAATTTCATGGGGCAACGCATTGCTTCTGCTTTTTATCCAAACCAAACCACCCTTGGTAGACAAGTCAATTCCGTTGGTAATAGTTTGTGAAGTTGGACCGCCATTTCCCGTATACAAATATGTACTGAACACTTCTTCAATATACACAGGTGTAAACGCAGTTGTGCCGTAGAAGTTTTGAACACTGATCTGACCGCTACTTGGAACAGCGCCGTACGTGCCTGTCGTACCCGCAGGAACCAAGCCACCACCTGCGTAGTACTCATTTAACGCAATCGGGTTCGTGCCGCCAAACTCAGTTTGGATGTCTGTAAATGTGACTGGGCCAGATGATGGGATTGTCATTATTTAGACTCCAGTGCTTTTACTTTGGCTTGCAGTTCGTTGATGGCTTCGATCAACAGGGGAACCAACTTGTCATACTGAACTGTTTTGTAGTTCTCGCCTGACTTGCTGTTGTTGTTTTCATCCAAGTCAAATGGTGCGGCTTTGACAATCTCAGGCATTACTGCTTCAACGTCTTGAGCCAACACACCAACTTGAACTTCATCGCTGTCGTAACCAAACGATTTGGCTACTGAGTTGTTTGTGTAGTACACACCAGACAACTTGCCCACTTTATCCAAAGCATTCTCAATCTTGCCGCTGACAGTTTTAAGTCGTGCGTCAGAGTAGTACGCAGTGATGTTGCCTGTTGCGTAAATTGCACCAGCGCCGGGGTCTGCCGTTGTGCCTACTGAGAAACCACCTGCGGCAGATATTCTGGCTCGTTCTGCGTTATTTGTGGCAAAAGCCATGTAGCCATTTGAACTGTTATAAAGAAGGGTGTTTACTCCGTCTTGTTGAAGCGTGAACCCATTGGCATTTCCAGTAGTGCTGTTCCTAATTAAAAGGTTGGCATTAGATGTGCTTTGGTCATAAATTTTTAATACGTTACCATTTACTTCCAATTTCGTTGTTGGCGAACTTGTACCAATACCTAACCCTGTTGGGGTTAGTCGCATAGCTTCAGGTAAAGTCCCGCTACTCCATACTTTCCAAACAAAAGCATCTTCATTTGGGCAACCAAATTGCAAGTTTGCAACACCGGGTTGCGCAAACTGCATGAATGACCCAGTAGACGTGTTTTGCAGATTTAACATTAACCCGCTAGTAACAGATGATCCCGCAACACTAAGCATCGATCCATCGTAAGTAAAATTAGAACTTGTTGAAAACTCACCATAGTGAATTTGACTAGCGGTAAACGATGTTTTATTAGTGCCGCCGTTTGCAATAGGTAGAGTACCTGTAACATTTGTTGTTAGATTAGCAAATGTTGTTGAGGTTGTTCCTGTACCACCGTTAGCAATAGCTAACGTACCAGCCAATGTGACTGCGCCTGTTGTAGCAGTGCTTGGGGTTAAGCCTGTTGTACCAGCAGAAAAAGAACTTACTGCAGAAGTACCAGACACCTTTACATAATCCGTACCATTGAAATATACAAAAGCTGACTCACCCACAGCAATAGACACACCGGTCTGACCTGATGCTTTAAACGTCACGATACCGCCAGTAGCCGCATTGACCACTGTGTATGTCTTACTGTAGCTTGGAGCCGTGACTACCTTGGCTGTAGTCAGCGTACCCGTAACCCGCACGATGGCAAACTGAGCCGTAACCGTACCCGCGCCCGTAAGACTGGATGTGATGTTGGTAGCTAAATCAGTACCCGTGGTGTTTGCCAGAGTTACCGCGCCGTCGTTTGTCAGTGTCAACGTAGCTGCAATAGCAATGTTGGTGTACTCAGTAATAGCGTTGTTAACCGTATTACCCCACGTGCCGGAAAGCTCACCTTGTACTGGTAAAGCTAAACCTAGTTGTCCCGTTGCGCCTGTAGGCATATAAAACTCCTGTCGTTACGTAGCACTTGGCTACATTGTATTGATTATTTGCCAGTTTGCGTTCTCACTGTTGTCAATTAAGCTCCAATAAAACACACCAAAACTGCCAACATTACCCATTGCCTGACTGCCTGTGATAGCAACCAACCTCGCGCCCATTGACATCGTGCCAACAGCGCCTGCCGCAGACACGCCTGTGAGGGCTAATGCCTTAACGGGAACTTCGTCTCCAATAAGCCCTGAAGCACCAACGCCAGTCAGTGCAATTGACCTATTTCCAACCGAGACGTTACCAACAGAACCTTCAGCCGAAACGGTGGTTACTTGGAAATTAAACTCCAACGTACCCGCTGCGCCAGTGGCTGCAACACCTGTAAGCGCAACAGTCCTGCTAGACCCCGGAGTACCAACATTGCCAGAAGCCGTAACACCGTCAATGTCAGCGCCGTACGTAAAACCAACCGCTTCAACTGCGCCTGTAGCAGATACACCAGATAACGCTACAGTCCTATCTATTCCTACAGTACCAACAGAGCCTGTAGCTATAACACCGTCTTCATTCTCTGCTGAACTAACTGCAACAGAGCCAACAGAGCCAATCGCTCCAACACCCTCAAGTCCAGACTCACGCCCGGGTATTGAAATCTCTCCCGGCAACCCCGTGGCTGATACCCCAGTAAGCGCAAGTTGTCTTTCTGCAACAGTAATAGACCCAACTGAACCTGTCGCCCCCACACCTGTGATAGCGAATTCATAAATAAACTCAACACCAACCGTACCAACAGCACCAGATGCGCTAACACCAGATAAAGCTACAGTAACACTAACACCCGCAGTGCCAACAGCGCCAGACGCGGCAACGCCAGAGAGCTCAGATTGCTGACCTCCCCAACTATTGTCGCCCCACGCCCCTGCGCCCCATGCGGTTGTCATGTCCTGCCCTCCTGTTTAGGAGGATCAGGTTGTTGCCAAACGGATCAGCGCAGTGGTTGTTGTGTTAGAAGGCATCGTCAAAGTAAACGTACCAGCAGTCACAGTCTGTGAGCCAAAGGTATGAACGCTTACTGCTTTATTGCTTTGCGTTGAGTTGTAAATCAACACCGCGTCAAACGCTGTAGTCAAAGTTACGTTGGTATACGTAATACTGGCTGAAGGTGTAACAAATGCAACGCCCGCTGTTGCGGAGCTATTAGTCGCTGTTGGGGGTGTACCAAATGTTACCGCTACGCCGCCAGCCGTATAATTTGTACCTGTTACTTCGCCTGTAGTCGAGTAAGCAGTAGTGCTTGCGTTGTATGTAGCAGAAGCCAAATACAACGCGCCTTTAAAACTATCTGCTGCCCCTGTTGCGCGAACTGGGGCAGTGCCAAAGTTATGGGTTGCGGTCATCAACTCGCCCATGAAGCTTGTTGTCATTGCTTGTGTATTTGCCATGATTGGCTCCTTAATTAAAAGATGCGGCTTCTGCCACAGAACTTACATTTTTCTTAAGAGCTACATGCACGGAACGATGCACAAGCTCCCCGTCTAACCAGTACTCCACCCATGTGGTTGACTCGTTGTCATTATCCAAGGAACCTTCACGCTTTTCAAGCAATGAATCGTCCATGTCGCCTTTGGTTGTAGTAACAATCAATTTGAACTCCTAATTAATGAAGTGGTTGGGCCATTGACTGGCATTGTGATGGTGAACGTGGTTGTAGAAGTTTTGTCAGACCCAAAGTCCAGCACGGCCACGGACTTGTTACCCTGTGTGACGTTATAGATCAACGCACATCTTGCGGTAATTGCGCCTGTCCACGAGATGTTTGGGAAGCCCACGTATGCTGTGTACCCAGAGGACGACACCGTGATGGGTGTTAACTGCGCCCCGCCAGCAACGTAAGTGCCTGTATTAGCTATTTCGTTGGTTGCACTGTACACAGTCGTGTTTTCATTTAAATCAGCGGAAGCCGTGTATAAAGCAATCTTAATCACGTCGGTCGTCAGGTCATGGATACCTTGATACAACTGCGCCTTGAAGCTGGTGGTCTGAGTTTGAACAATAGCCATCAGGTCACCGCCTGTCTATACTGACCAGAACGATAAGCGTCCTGACGCTCCATGCCATCACCCAGACGTTTAGCCAATGCAAGCGCTTCTTGGTACTTGCCGTTGTAAAGCGCCATCATGTCTTGCTCACCTTTCATGTAGGTGTAAGCCTCAACCAGAGAACCGTACAAAAGCACAGAGTCAAAATTGTCACCAAGCCATGTTGTACTAGCGGTCACAATAGACTGAGGGTAATAGTAATAATGCAACTCAACTGTGTAATTGGCATCTGGCTTAGGGCCAACAATAAACGTCAACTCAGTTGTAATTGTGCTACCACTAACAGTAGGGCCAAACAAAGCGTAGTACTTTGGCAAACCTATATCACTGGCACTGGGGTAAGCTTGACGAATAAAGTTAACGTCTTTGTTCAGCAAATACTCGTAGTTACCACTAGCGTCAATCACCGCCAAAGAATACGAAGCTAGGTAGTCATCGGGCGCACTGAGGTATGGTGTTGTTGTAGACACCACGCCCGTCACATTCTTGCGAATTGACGGAAACTGAACGGTGTTGTAAATACGCTGCTCGGCCTGCTGAACGAACACAGGAATATTAGCCACGAAATCTGCTTCCGTGTTCTCCGTGTACGCCTGAATAGCAGCGCTGAGTGCGGCGTAATTCATGCCATTGGGCCTCGTGCCATCAAGCCTTTAGTC